AAACATTACAATGGGAAAAGGTATGACAACACAAAACGAATTGGCGACATTGACTTTATTGTAAGCAGTTCAAAAGAAGATCATACCGTTTCTAACAGGTATGCTATCGTGCAAGAAACTCCTGTAAAATACACAGGGGAAATACAACCAGGAGATATTTTATTGGTTCACCATAACGTCTTTAAATATTATAACGACATGAAGGGTAGAGAGAAAAGTGGAAAAAGTTTCTTCAAAGATGATTTGTTTTTTATTGATTATGATCAGTTTTATATGTATAAACATAATAATCAATGGAAATGCCATGCTGATTATTGCATGGTAAAACCTATACCAAAAAAAAATCACTACCTTAAAACACATCAAGAAGATGAACCTCTAGTTGGCTTAATTAAGTATTCTAACGAAAACTTAAATAAGAAAGGTGTTAATGAAGGAGATAAAGTTTCTTTTCAGCCTGATAGTGAATATGAGTACAATTTGGATGGAGAAAAGCTATATAGAATGTTTACTAAGAATATTACTTTAATATATGACCAATAGAGAACTAAAACTTGAAATAATTAACGCAGGTCATAAGGCTGTAGCTCAATTAATTAAAGTGGCTAAAGAAGATATAATCAAACCTGATCCAAATGATGAACTTGCAGCAGACAGACTTAAGAATGCAGCTGCGACTAAGAAACTAGCAATATTTGATGCTTTTGAGATATTATCTAGAATTGAATCAGAGAAAGAAATGCTAGGAGAGGAAACAGAAAAGAAAAAAGACAATACATTAAGAGGTTTTGCAGAAAGAAGATCAAAATAATTTATACGAGGTAATTGAAAATTATATACCTAAATCAACGATTAGCACAAAAAATAAAGCTAAATCGTGGAAATATGGCTATGATGAAAAACATGATGTAGTTATAATTTCAAAATCAGGTCAAATTGAAAATATAGTTTCTATTAATGGGTTAAAAATAGCACTACCAAAAGCTCCTCAAAAAATACATAAAAGAGACTCTTCTAAAAAAGAACAATATTGGGAAAGATTTGAATACCCAAAAGAACTATCTAGAATTAAAAGTATATTTAATTGGCACGCAGCTCCGTCTAGCCTTAAGGATAAATGGGTTGATTATATAGAGCAAGAGTTTGACAGAAGAGAAGAGGGTTTTTGGTTCTATAACAATGGTGTTGAAACATATATGACGGGCTCTCATTATATGTATTTACAATGGACTAAAATTGATATAGGATACCCAAACTATAGAGAAGCTAATAGAATATTTTATTTGTATTGGGAGGCGTGTAAAGCTGACAATAGATCTTTTGGAATATGTTATTTGAAGATAAGACGTTCTGGGTTCTCGTATATGGGGAGTGAAGAATGTGCAAACATAGCTACCATATCAAAAGATGCTAGAATAGGAATATTATCCAAAACAGGTGCAGATGCCAAAAAAATGTTTACAGACAAAGTAGTTCCTATATCAAATAACTATCCATTCTTTTTTAAACCTGTTCAAGATGGTATGGATAAGCCTAAAACAGAATTAGCTTATCGTGTGCCCGCTTCAAAGATTACAAAGAAAAATATGTACTCTGAAGAGGTTAATTTGGTTGAGGGGTTAGACACTACAATTGATTGGAAAAACACAGGAGACAACAGTTATGATGGGGAGAAACTTAAGTTACTTGTTCACGATGAATCAGGTAAATGGGAAAGACCAAGCAACATATTAAACAATTGGCGTGTTACGAAAACATGTTTGCGTTTAGGTAGTAAGGTTATAGGAAAATGCATGATGGGAAGCACATCAAACTCACTTGAAAAGGGTGGAGATGCATTCAAAAAATTATTTTATGATTCAGATATAAATAATAGAAACGCCAATGGTCAAACTAAAAGCGGACTATATTCTTTATTTATTCCTATGGAATGGAATATGGAGGGGTTTATTGATAGGTACGGAATGCCTGTATTTAGAAATCCAGGCCAAGAAATTATAGATGTTTATGGGGATTACATAAATCAAGGAGCTATTGATTATTGGGAAAATGAAGTAGAAAGTTTAAAAAATGATGCAGACGCATTAAATGAATTTTACCGTCAGTTCCCTCGCTCTGAGTCACATGCGTTTAGAGATGAAAGCAAGCAGTCATTATTTAATCTTCAAAAAATATATCAACAGATTGATTATAATGAATCTCTTATAAAAGATCAATTTATTACTAGAGGTTCTTTTTCCTGGAGAGATGGAATAAAAGATACAGAGGTTATATTTAGTCCGAATGACAGGGGTAGGTTTTATGTTACATGGACACCCAACAAACAACTTCAGAATAAATTTATAATGAAACAAGGATTTAAATATCCTGGAAATGAACACATGGGAGCGTTTGGGTGTGATAGTTACGATATATCAGGAACAGTTGGTGGAGGAGGATCTAATGGAGCTTTGCATGGAATTACAAAGTTTCATATGGATGAAGGTCCTACTAATGAGTTTTTTTTAGAATATATAGCTAGACCTCAAACGGCTGAAATATTTTTTGAAGACGTATTAATGGCTTGTGTGTTTTACGGCATGCCTATACTTATTGAAAACAACAAACCTAGGTTGTTGTATCATTTCAAAAACAGAGGGTATAGAGGTTATTCAATGAATAGACCAGATAAGTCCTACACAAAGCTGTCAAAGTCTGAAAAGGAATTAGGTGGAATACCAAACTCTAGCGAAGATGTAAAGCAGGCGCATGCAGCTGCAATAGAATCTTACATAGAAAAATATGTTGGGTTAGATTTTTTAGGAAATTTTAGAGATACTGACAGCATGGGAACTATGTATTTTAGTAGAACTTTAGAAGATTGGGCAAGGTTCAATATTAATAACAGAACTAAGTTTGATGCATCTATTAGCTCAGGTTTAGCCGTTATGGCCATACAGAGAAACCTGTATCAACCCGTTAAAAATAAATCAAAAATAAAACTTAACTTTGCAAGATATGACAATAGGGGAAGTTTTAGCCAAATTATAAGATAAATGGAGGACGTAAAAATAGCAATTAACGCTCAGGGTTTTCCAAGTCAATTTGTGTCTGATAGTGTAAAAGACAGTTTTGAGTTTGGATTACAAATAGGTCAAGCCATACAATATGAATGGTTTAGAAAAGATGGGGGTCAAAGCCGATTCTATAATCAATGGGCCGACTTCCATAGGCTGCGCCTATATGCTCGAGGAGAGCAATCAGTTCAAAAGTATAAAAACGAATTAGCAATAGATGGTGATCTTAGCTATCTTAATTTAGATTGGACACCCGTTCCAATCATTCCTAAGTTTGTAGATATTGTAGTAAATGGAATGGCCGACAGAATATTTAAGGTCAAGGCTTATGCTCAGGACGGAATGTCTTTAGATAAGCGAAGCAAATATCAAGAAGAGCTTGAAAAGGATATGTTGGCAAAACCTATAATGAAACAGGTTCAAGAGCAGATGGGTGTTAACACATTCAGAATGAGTGAAGATGAAGTTCCTGAAAGTGATGAGGAGCTAGCTTTGCACATGCAGATTAAATACAAGCCTGCCATAGAGATTGCAGAAGAAGAAGCAATAAATACTGTACTTGCAGAAAATAGATATCATGATTTACAAAAACAATTGTATTATGATCAAATGGTTTTGGGGCTTTCTGTTTGCAAGCACTCCTTCAAGCCAGGTTCGGGGATAGGTATAGAATATGTTGATCCTGCAAATGTCGTGTATAGTTATACAGAAGACCCTCATTTTAAAGATTGTTTTTATTGGGGCGAAATAAAGACACTACCTATTATTGAGCTTAAGAAAATAGATCCAAGTCTAACTAGAGTTGATATGGATGAAATATCCAAATACAGTCAAAGTTGGTACGACTATAACAATACAGCTCAATATTATAATAATAGTTTATTTAGCAAAGATAGCGCTACTGTGTTGTTCTTTAATTATAAGACCACGCACACATTTACATACAAGAAAAAAACAAATGCGGTTGGAGCAGAAAAAGTTATTGAAAAAGAAGATACTTTTGATCCAACGGTAGAAATGCAAGAGGAAGGGAACTTTGAAAAAGTTAGCAAGACCATTGATGTTTGGTATGAGGGGGTAATGGTTATGGGAACCAACATACTCCTTAAGTGGCAAATGTCTGAAAATATGGCTCGACCTGCATCAGCTTCTCAGGAAGTTTATCCTGAATATATTGCTTCCGCACCAAGAATGTACAAAGGAGTGGTTGAATCTTTAGTTAGGCGTATGATTACGTTTGCAGACTTGATTCAAATTACTCACCTAAAAATGCAACAAGTAATATCTAGGGTCGTTCCAGATGGAGTGTTTATTGATGCGGATGGATTAAATGAAGTTGATTTAGGAACAGGGCAAGCGTACAATCCTGAAGATGCATTAAGGATGTTCTTCCAAACAGGTTCTGTTATCGGTAGATCATTTACACAAGATGGAGATTTCAATAATGCAAAAGTTCCTATTCAGCAGTTGAATAGTAATTCTGGTCAAGGAAAAATTCAGAGTTTAGTGGGTACATATAATCACTATATGGCAATGCTTCGCGATGTAACGGGCTTAAATGAAGCAAGAGACGGAGCGACACCTGATTCTTATTCGTTAGTTGGATTACAGAAGCTAGCAGCACTAAGCAGCAACACAGCCACTCGTCATATACTAGATGCGGGATTAGCAATGAGTGAAAGATTATGCACAGCTTTATCTAGTCGTATTGCAGATTTAATTGAGTATTCTGACTTTAGAGAAGAGTTTGTGAATCAGGTTGGAAAATTTAATGTTGGAATTCTTGAAGAAATATCTCAACTATATTTAAGCGACTTCGGTATATTTATTGAAATAGCTCCAGATGAAGAGCAAAGAGCTCAGCTTGAGCAAAATATTCAAATGGCACTATCTAAACAAGACATTAATTTAGAAGACGCTATTGATATTCGTGAGATAAAAAACATTAAGCTAGCTAATCAAATGCTTAAGGTCAGAAGAAAAGCCAAACAAGATAAGGAGCAACAAGCTCAACAGGCTAAGTCTCAACAGCAAGCTCAAATCAACATGCAGTCTCAGCAAATGGCTGCACAAACAGCAATGCAGAAACTTCAAATGGAGACTCAAGCTCAAATGGAGATTGAGCAGGCTAAAGCTAAATTCTCTGTAGAGAAGATGAAGGGAGAAGCTGCGATTAAGGCCGAGCTTATGCAATTAGAGTTTAATTTGCAAATGGGAATAAGAGAAGCAGAAGCAAAAGCATTAAAAGATAGAGAAGTACAAAGAGAAACAGCAAAGTCGGATAGAATATCTCAAGCAAACTCAGAACAGTCGAAATTAATTGAACAGCGTAAAAACAATTTACCTCCTGTTAGTTTTGAGTCAAAGGAAGATAGTTTGGATGGATTCGACTTAGCAGAATTTGAGCCTAGATAGGCTTAAATTTTATAACAAATTATATATTAACTTTGCGTAAAATTAAATAAAATGGAATTAAAAATTAAAGAAGTAAACCCTGTGGAGGAAAAATCTGTACAGGAAGTAGAGGAGAAACTACTTAAAAAACACGAAGAAGAAAACAAAAACCTCGAAAGGGTTGAAGGCACCGCTACAGAAGTGGCTGCAGAGCCAAAGGTTGAAGAGCCTGCTGTAGAACAAAGTACCGAGCAAAGCTCGGAAGTTGAAAGTCCAACTATAAAAGACGAAGACGTTCTTTCATATATTAAGAATAGATATAATAAAGATATATCTTCTGTAGATGATTTGTTTACTCAACAAGAGCAAAACGAACCACTACCTGAAGATGTGTCTAAATATTTGGATTTTAAAAAAAATACAGGAAGAGGATTTGAAGATTTTGTGAAAGCAAATCGTGACCTTTCAGGTTTATCTGATGATCAGCTCCTGCGAGAGTATTATTCTATGACTGAATCTGATTTAGATGCTGAAGATATTCAGTATTTAATGGAAGACAAGTTCGGGTATGACGAAGAACTTGATGATCCAAAAGATATCAAGAAAAAGAATATTGCTAAGAAAAGAGAAATTTCTAAAGCTAAAAAGCATCTAAATGAGCTTAAAGAAACATATAGTATCCCTCTTGAGTCAAGTGGGGATTCTGTTTCTAAGGAGACTTTAGACGAACTTCAAGCTTACAGAAATTACGTACAAAAATCCCAAACCGCTCAAGAGGCGAACCAAAAGAAGAATGAATATTTTTTAAAGCAAACTGATAAAGTTTTTGATTCCGAATTCAAAGGTTTTGAGTTCAATGTAGGAGATAAAGTAATATCATATGCGTATGGGGATACTCAAGAGATGAGGTCTAAGCAGCTTAGTCTAGATAGTTTTGTAAATAAATTTTTAGGCGAAGATGGATTAATAAGTGACGCTAAGGGGTGGCACTCTGCACTAAGTGCAGCGGTAAATCCTCAAAAGTTTGCTCAATATTTTTATGAGCAAGGTAAGGCAGATGCTATTGGAGATGTTTCGAAGAAGAGTAAAAACATCAACATGAATGTAAGGCAAACGCCTCAAGCAATTGGCGACACAGGATTTAAGGCTAGACCTTTGTCTCAGGATAGTGGTAAAGGATTAAGAATTAGAAGTAAAAAGAAATAAGTTTAAAAATTTAAAAAACATTAGTTATGGCAGTAAATGCAGTACCTGGGTTTGACTTACAACCAAGTTCAGAACAGGTTTTATTACAGACAAACTACATTACCAACTTTGACTTTTTGAATCAGTATCTTCCAGATACTTATGAAAAAGAATTCGAGCGTTATGGTAATCGTACAGTAGCATCATTTTTAAGAATGGTAGGCGCTGAAATGCCTTCTAACTCTGACCTCATTAAGTGGGCAGAGCAAGGAAGATTACACACTAAATACACAGACGTTGAGTCGGGAGCAGCATCGGGATCCGATACAGCCACCCTAACAATTAATGATGTACTTGTACCTGGTTCAGGTTCAATTGCTATTAGAGTAGGACAAACAATTATGCTATCTGATAGTTCAATTGGTTCAACAAACAGCAACAAAGCACTTGTTACTGCTGTTGACACGGCCAACGGTACAATAGACGTAGCTTATTATGAAGCAGCAGGTCAGTCAATGGGTCCAAATGTAAAATCTTCATTGTTTATCTACGGTTCTGAATTTCAAAAAGGAGCTGTCGGTATGCAAGGGCAATTAGAAGCTGATGATTTCATTTTCGAAAATTCACCAATCATCATCAAAGACCACTATGCAGTTAGTGGATCTGACATGGCTCAGATTGGGTGGATTGAAGTTACAACTGAAAACGGAGCTACAGGTTTCTTGTGGTATCTAAAATCAGAGCATGAAACAAGACTAAGATTCGAAGACTATCTTGAAACAGCAATGGTCGAAGCAGTACCTGCCGAAGGCGGTTCAGGTGTTTCAGCTATCGCTCAAGGCGTAGCTTCAGGTGTTGGTAACAAAGGTTCTGAAGGATTGTTCTATGTAATTGAAGAAAGAGGAAATGTTTGGAGCGGTGGTAACCCAACAGCTCTTGCAGATTTCGATGCTATTATTCAGCGACTAGACAAGCAAGGTTCTATAGAAGAGAATGTTCTTTTCGTAAATCGTGAATTTGGATTTGACATTGACGATATGTTAGCGGCTCAAAACTCATATGGTAACCCAGGTGGTACATCATATGGTCTTTTTGACAATGACGAAGAAATGGCTCTAAACTTAGGATTCTCAGGATTCCGTAGAGGATATGACTTCTATAAGACTGATTGGAAATATCTTAACGACCCAACTATGCGTGGTGATATCGTTGGTGGAGCTATCAATGGGGTATTAGTACCTGCAGGTTCT